GGTATATACCATATACTTCTTTATAAACACGTCCTCCCACGGCTACTATACTCGCGCCAATGTTAAGCGCCTGACCTACATACGGAATAAATCCTGCAGCTGCACCACCTAATTCATATGCCGCACCACGATAATCCTCTTTTTTAAACGAGTCATATGCAAATCCAGCTCCGATTATCGATCCAAGCAAAGGTATTCCTCGCGCGACAAATTTAGTGGCACCTACCGCGCCACCAATAGCTTTTGCAACAGCTACATGTATCAGCTCACTATCTACAATCTTAACTACACCTTTTGCTATGGGATTAGTCGCTTTACTTAAATTATTCATAATTTTTTGTGTTGGTGTCATTGCTCTGTATGCATTACGTGATTGCATTCCAACATCGCCACGCATAGTCACTTTATATGTTGGAATAGCAGCCGGAGGTCTACCGATTTTAGGTGCATTTCTTATAGCCAGCGCAGCCTTTGGCGCTAATGAACCGATCGTTATTGCTGCTATTTTAGCACCACCCAATTCCAACTGCCGCTCTAAATTCGTTGCAGCATCGGCAGCATCAGGACCTCCAGGACCTCCAGGACGATCAAAAAAACCCATCATGTTAGCAGCTAATGCACCTAACCCTAATATCCCTAACATCTTAACTAGATTTGAATCATCTACTTTTTCAAGTTTCTCCGCTAAACTTGCTTTTCCACCACTATTTTTTTTCGAAGTTTCTTCAAGACGATCTTCTGCATCAGATCGCATGGTAAGTTTGAATCGAGAATTATCCTTATCAATAGAATTTAGAAGTTTATTAAGGATTTGATTTACTTCATTTAAATTTCTATTTTGTAATTTTTCTCCATCATTGATTTTTTCGAAGTTACTATATGTGTCTTTATCTCTAGATGCAAATAAAGAAGATACTCCAGAAAATATATCTTTAGTAATTCCTAAAGCCAATGCACCAAATGCCATATCTAAAGTATCACCGTCTCCAAATAATGCAGCTGCACCAACAGCTGTAGCACCAGCCATTGTAGCTCGACCAAATCCACCACCCTGTTTTTTATCACGAGGCATCTTATCGGGTTTCCAAGGCTTACTTTTAAATAGGTTTCCTATGGCCATTTCTTATCCTCGCGCGCTTGCAGTTATGTATGATCTGTTTACAATATCATTATTTGTTCGATTAATTACTATAACATTTGTTGAAGTTTTAGGAGCTTGTGATAACGAACTAGACATATTTCGTTTGACCAATTCTCGATTGCCTTGTTTACTTATCCAATCATTCCCTTTGATAATGTCTCTGTCAGGATACTTTGGTTTTTCAAATTGTCGAACCCACGCAGCATTAGCTGCTTCAGGAGTATTGAATTGAGTTTTTAGATATTTTTGAGCCTCTCGTTCAGTTAATGCAAATCTTATTTGACCCTTCCAATCCGTTTGCCAATTAGGAACTGCTGCTGTCATTGCATCGAATCTCGATCCATTGTGCTGAAATAATCCGCCACTCGGTAGTCCGTTCACATCAGTGATAAGAACGCCTGGTCTAAAGCTACTTTCTCTATGAATATTTGCTAAAATACCTAATGCTTTATTGTCATCAAGACCTAGCTCTTTTAGATATTCAGCAACTTCAGTTTTACTTATTTTATTATTACTGCTCGATTCATGAACTGTTGCTCTCCCTCTCATCGGTCTCTCTCGCTGCGGAGTCCCAGACGGCACGCTTGAATTCGGAGCAGCCTCACGTATTGGGCCTGGAGGAATCACAGCGGGTGGAATTCGACCTTCTCGCCGATGAGATTCTATTATAGCTTCACGATCGCGCTCACGTCGTGTTCCTCTTGGAGCAGGAGTAGGAGCAGGCGTTGGAGCAGGAGTCGAAGATGCGTCGGGCGAAGGTGGTGTAGGAGCTGAAGGCGAAGGTGGTGTAGGAGCTGAAGGCGCAGGAGAAGCCGCAGCCGACGCATCTGGAGAAGGTGTTTGTGCTGGTATTTCTGTCTCTGGTTGTGTATCATTTGGTATATTTGCCTCAGGAGTGTTTTCAGTTTTCGATTCTTCTCCTGATAGATCGCTTTCCATTTTCTTAAATGCCTCTGTTAGTCCGAATCCAGCACCAGCAGCAGCTAAGAATAACATAAGAGGGTGTCTTAAAAATAGCCTACCAAATTTTCCAAAGCCTGTGCTTAAAGATTTTGCAAACGTACCTACCCATTTACCTAATACTGGAATTTTTTTCAAGAAAAGAATAGCCTTTGCAACAAACTTCACTAATCCCCCTAGAAATGAAGTAAACATCTTAATAATTTTTCCAACAGCTGATATTAAAACCTTTTTTATAATATCAAATAGAGAAGAGTCTTTTTTTTCTGTTTCTTCAATTCTTTCTGGAGTTCCAAAAGAAAATTTTGCAAAATTTTCAAGCGCAGCTTCTTTTCGCATCCTAAGTGATTGTTGAGCTAAATTTTCCTTTGTTTTAAATATCGAGTCGAAGCGACTGTTTAACGACTTCAGTTCACTAAGAGTTTCTTTTTCTTCTCTTATTCTTTCACCTGCTTGAGATCTAATAGATCTGCTAAAAATATTTTTGATACCAGAAAATGTATTAATTGCCAATCCACCAGCAAGCCCAACAAACGCACTGTCAATATCATCACCGCTGCCTAGTATTATTGATGCGCCAAAAGCCTTTGATAGAAGACCAACATTAGCCATTTTCAGCCTCTCTCTGTTTTTCTAAATGCATCATTAGCAATCCAACATAAAGTTCTCTTTCCCACGGAATCATCGATTCTATTTCTGTTAGACTGTATTTGTGATGTTGCATAAGAGAGAAATTTAATTTATAGTAGTTAGCTAAATCGTTATGAGAGAGGCTAATTAAAAAAAATCAGCGACGCCTTCTAGTGTCACTTCATCATCTTGTTTACATCTCGGACAAGTATAATTGATTTTATGTTTAAGCGCCGGCATAGTTTTGAAAAATTCTAATATCTTTTGAAAACTAGATACATTTAATGATTCTAAAAACTTTTTCGAATCGTCAATATTATCTGGATCATATACAGTTTCACCATCGTATACAAATTCGATACAACGTGCAATCAAATCAATATCAGACGTATCGCTTTGTAATATTTTCATATCTGAAACGATTGGATATCTCATCTGTATACCTAATGTAGAATTAATCATAATCTTTCTTGAATGCGTTTCTTCCATACTTACTTTGATTGTATCTATATCGATTTCTACTTCTGCAATTTCATTACAGTCTTCACCCTTATAATTTTTTCCATCACGATGGCGATATCTCAGTTTAATTTTTTCACCAATAGATTTTGCTCTAATATTTAAAAACAAATATTCAAAATCGAATGAACATAATTTCATTGCATCAAAATTTTCTTCTAATACACAAGAATTGATAATATCTGAAATAGAAGATATCATAGATTCTATATCTTTAGATTCAGACGCTATCAGCAGATTCTTTTCTTCCTTTACTAAAAATGGTCGAAATGATATCTTTTTATTATCTGATGGAAGTTCAATTGTAAATCGTGGTGCTGTCAATTTAGGTAATGGCATAATAATTCCTCATAGATTAAAATGGTAAAGTAGCTTTTACGGCTCTTCCTTGCGTTATAATAGATTGCCCAGATTGCTCTAGTGTTGCTCTTGTTGCTCCAACAATTCCAAGGTTTTTAACAGCTGAAAATATTGGAGTAAATTTTTGAAATGCTTGAACGCCTGAACGTAGTTGATTTAGAAATCCATTATTATTGTCAGCTCCAGCTCCGAATGATTCATTTTTTTCTTCCATATGATGATATCTGATTTCTACATTTAGTCTTGCATAGCCATCATCAGCCCAATTCATTTGGATATCATTGACCGCGATAGGATATGCTTCTTTCAAAGATAGCATTGTTGATTCTTTTATATCGCCATCTGCTGGACCACCTAGACCAGGTATCTGAAATCCTAGTGGTGCTGTAAATATACTTGTATCAATTCCACCAATCGCAGCCACTTCTTTGACTGTGCTTAATAGATCGTTATTTCCAGTTCTTCCTTGACTAGATGGACTTTCAGAATACTGTTTGATTTCTATAACACCAGTATATTCATCATAAAATCCTGCATCATATGAACCTGGTGTACCGTCACCAGATTTTCTAGATGATCCGATAATCGCATCCTGCCATCTCATAAAATATTCACGTTCATACATATCTTGACTTAAAATTATTGTCAATGTTACTGGTTGAACCATAAAGCGATACGGGATTTGTCGTGGTGGACCATAATAATTTTGATCGAGCGTTATGAGATTTCTTCCCGGTATCGATACTGATTCAATTCTTAATGGAAATGCGCGTCTTCCATCAGTTATTGGACCAGTTATTAACACGGAAAAGTGTGCGGGTTTTGCAATTCCATGTTTGTTAATCTGTGATGTGAATTCATTGATTCCGAATGCCATATTAGATCCTTATTGTGCTTTCTTTATATTGGAAGAACTAATATTTATATAATTCCAATTAAATATTTTTTAGATATCATAGGTTTAATTCCGTCATATACACCAGCATGATTAAATGTTAAATATTTTTTATCAATCAAATTGAATTGTGCAGAAACAACGTCTATCCAGTAATTAAAAGAATCGCGATATTCTGATATGTTCTGACACCATTCGACTCTATCATTATGTAATGTTGCTGATGTTGCACCTGCCTGGAAGCGAGTAAAATCGTAATCTGGCCTAGAAACTCGTCGAGATACGTCATGGAAATCAGCTACATTTTTTCTTAGTTCCTGCGTAGATCGCGATCTGGGTGATCGAAAATTATCTAATAAACTCATCGTAAATAACTTATTAACAAATGCATTGAAAAGGACTCTGGCTTGATTTACTGCTAATATTGGCATGTTGGGTGTCCAGAAAAAATATTCAACAGTGCTCCCGAAAGATTCTAAACTAACATTAACTCTAGTATGTCGATCGTCGAAAAACATATAACACATCCGGCCAATTTTCTGTATGGTTGGTCTATCTGCTCCGTAAATATATGCAGTCGTTAATCCTAAATTAGTTGCTTTCTTCTCACCGTCGGATCGATAACTACTGGAAATTACTTGTTGTGCGTGTAGTTGCATACATGAATTAGTTATCAACAATGCATTCTCGTCTAATCTACGAGACGCTTCCTCAGACCAATCACTTATCGTTATTATCACTTTAGGAAATCGTTTTTTTATATCTTTAAGGTCAGCTTCGAGAAAATTATCCCATTCACTTAAAGTGTTGGAAGGATGTAGATTTGTGTAATCTGATTTATATGAAAATACTGCACCAACACCGCGAGTAGCCTTCAATGGCCAATTGATTATTAATTCATCTACCATTATCCCTGCACGAATAAATGCATCAAGCGCGGTCCAGCTATCACTACCACCGCTATAATATAGTGCCAAATAATCATATGTGTCTCTTAACTGTTTAGCTCTTTCGCAGAATAGAGCGCGCATATCAAGAGCACCTGCAGCCTCAACATCAACAGTAGACCACACATCATCATGATAGTTCCAGTGTATAGATGAATTAGTTCTAGTTGCTTCTATTAGTGCCAATATTTTATTAGCAAACTTTTTATCACCAACTTCATATAATCCACCACAATATTGGTTACTCATAATAAAAACTTTTTACTATATTTTTCATGGTTCATTTATGTTGAGAATATCAATCATATCTTTCTGGATAGTTTTTTCAAAACTTTCTATAGATCCACCGATTATAGTGTGATGTTGTGATTCAAGTTTAGTAATAATATCAGCCTCTTTAAGAATCCGATTAAATGCTTTATTATAATGTATAACTATATTATAGTCAACGTCATTGGGTAATAATAGTCCATACCATAGATATAAATTAAAATTTAGTATACTCTCCGATACCACTGGGACATCCTTAAAGGCGGATAATCTTTCAGGAGAAGTTATCGCTATAAGTCTCAATTTATTAGACTGAACTAATGGATTGAGCGTTGATAAAGCAGCTAAAACAACATTAATTCGATTTGTAGTTACATCCATTAACATAGGCTGTGTGCTTTTATAGTAAATCGAAAGCGGAATATTATTCAATTTTAATTTTTTTATGAATAGATCATCTAAAAACGTATTAGCCGCTGCATTTGGATATCCATAAATTAAATTTGTATTATTTAAATGTCGAATTTTATACACATCAGACTCAACTGATGTTGCTAATGCCATATACACTCTAGTAAGTTTAATGATAGGTTTAAAACTAGTTTTTGGATTGAACTCTACTGCGCTCTTGTTGGTTTTTATTGCGTATATTAACTGAGTGTTTGATCCAAGTAATATAAAATTTTTATTACCACGTTTATTTGCGACAAAATTAGTGCCAATTATTCCCTCTGCACCGGGTTTATTTTCTACTATTATCTTGTTATCGTTTTGCTGATTATATGAAAAAGCTAGTGTTCTAGCAATAAAATCACTTTGCCCACCAGTTGGAGACGGAGTAATCAAAGTTGTTTGCGATAAACATACAGATGACCATAGGTAAATTATAATTGATGCTATATTTTTAATTTTTATCATTATCAATTTCTCAAAGTTTAAGTTAAAAATATTTTGAATGTCATATTAGATCCTCGTTATGCTTTCTTTATAAACTCGTGATTCTGGAGCTTTAATAAATCTTTGTAGTGGAAGAACTAAAGCAGTTGTCCATTCGTCTGCATTAATCATAAAAAATTTAGATCGCATATGAGAAATCAAATAGTGTTTTACACATGGTCTAAAATATCGCATCTTAGAGCTTCTATCTAGAATATTGAATGATATCTTTAATCTAGTAGTTTCATCTAATTTATTATTCGTTACTGTAGAAAATAGTGCATCCATTAATTTAGCTCTAAGTCTCAGTGGCAGATAATGTAAATTTATTCCGTAAAATCCAGGACCTTGTTTAGCGAGACCACTAGTTTTAGCAGAAAGAAATGGAAATATCAAAGGAAATCTATCATAGTATGGGAGTTGTTTTTTATACTTCGGATCATAATTAAATAGATACATTCTTCCTATAAATGGAATATTAGTGAGTCGAGTTTTATCCGCGTTAATTAATCTCTGTGGAGTTATCATCGTTTTCGCTGATAATGTCTGAAGCCAATTTGCAGCTTCAGTCAGTTTTCCTTGATTTGCTGTCGCAAGCATGTTTTCGAACGTAGCCATTTATACTAATCCTAATTCTTTTTCAGTGAATATTAAAAATTCCCATTTTCTATCGCTGCAATAATCTTTAGCAGCGTTCCACTTTGCACTATTTATTCCGTAAGTCATCACTTCCGTCAGATATCTTTTCGTAGGTTTTGTTCCATTAGATTTTAATTTTGGAGGAATCGTTTGTTTCTTTGGCTTGACTTCTATAATTTTTGTTGTTTTATTTCCGTTTTTATCTACGACACATATTAAAAAATCTGGAAAGTATCTATGAACTTTACGATCGATAGGACTTCTATAGGGTATCCATAATTCTTCGGACTGCCATTGGACTATATTTCCGCTTAGATCAAAATATTTCATGAGCTTATATTCCCACGATGATCTAAATACAATATTACACGGATTTCCTTTATATTTTTCAGGAAATTTTGGTTTATATAATCCTTTTTGAGTAGGCATCATATATTTATGACTATAAATAGATCACATTAATAGGGAAAAATTCATATGCCTTTAGAAAAACTCAGAGCACGTGCGGCGGCGGGCGAGCTGGTATTTCCGGCAGCGGAAAATATGAGACATCATAAAGCAACCTTTCAAGCAATTGAAACTAAACAAAAAAATAGAAATGATAAATTATTAGATACGATTATAGGAACAATTACTCTTCCACTCCCTTCAGAACTTGTTGATAATCTACAAGTTGGGTATGATCAAATAGAATTGGGTGGCATTGGAAAAGAATTAACAAATCTAGCTACGGAGGGGGGTCGTGAGAATGCTATGACTGCTTTAAAACCAGCGTTCGACGCGGCGAATAATTTCGTTAGCAACATATTAAAAGATTCCAGCCTGGCAATCAATGATTTAATATTTGCGGATAAAAATTTGGGTACCGCGAGTAATAGCATTACGGCTGGAGTTTTTAGTTCTGCAATTTCTAGGATTGGTCCTGTCGCTAGATATGGTTTACAAAAGGCGTTCAGTGTAGCTAGAAATCCACATAAAGAAATGATTTTTAATTCAGTAAGTCTTAGAGAACATTCTTTTAATTATAAACTTTCACCAAGAAATTTAGCAGAAGCTACTGTGATAGAAAAAATTGTAAAATTTTTTAGATTCAATATGCTACCCAGTTATTCTGGCAACTTTGCAGGAAATCATTTTTTCGTGATTCCGCCAGAGTTTGACATAAACTTTTATAATGGACTTCATCCCCATCCATTTATAGTTAAGCGTTCTGTATTGACGGCCGTCAGTGTAAATTATCATCCGTATAACTATCCAGCATACGTTGGAAGTTTGAGAGGATCAGTTCCGCCAGGAAAAGTTTCTCCAGCAGAATTAAATCTTTCATTATCATTTAGAGAAATACAAGTTCTAACAAGAGAAAATGCGTATGAAAGAAATACTGCTGGAAACTTAGGATTTGCGCCCGATTCATCAGGCGACGCCGCGGGAGGAGGAGCATAATAATGGCACACTATTTTAATCCTTCTCCGATTATTGAATATAAACTTCCAGGCATTTCACCTCTTATGATCGTGAATAATATAACTGCAAGATTTAAAATATCTGCGGTATTGAAAACCTTCGGAGCTATATATTACGACTATGAAGTTAAGGATGATGAACGTCCAGATATTATCGCATCTAAATATTATGATGATGAAACTTTAGACTGGGTCGTATTATTAGTTAATGAAATACACGATCCATATTATCAATGGGTTATGTCATATAGAAAATTTCAAGCATATATTATACAGAAATATGGCAGTATCGCATCTGCACAAGGTACAATCCGTCATTATGAAAAAACAATTCAAGAACGATCAATCGATGAATTAACAGGAGAAACTGTTGTAAAAAGAACTTTAATTGTTGATTCAACAACATACTCCGCAACTCCTTCCAATATGCGAAGACAAGTCGATTGTTATACTTATGAAGATGAATTGAACGAAAGCCGTAGAAATATAAAAATATTAGATGTAAAGTATATCGATATTATTATCGATGCGCATAGAACAATATTTAAATAATGGGAGCGCAGCAATATACGACTGGTGAATCTAGTCTTAAAAAATTAACAATAACGAATGCAGAAAATATCGAGAGTGTCGATCTGAGATCAATATGTGCAGATATAGTTTATTATGAAAGCATTTATGACGCAACAATATCCTGTATATTTACTGTTCAAGACGCAATAGCACTTCAACAGTCTCTTCCAATTATAGGTGGAGAACTTCTACAACTTGAATTCAGTCATGTTGGAGAAGATAATGAAAACTTTATTGTTGAAACAAATTTAAGAGTCTATAAGTTAGCTGATAGACAACAACCAAAAGATGGTTTGTCTGTATATAATTTATATTCTTGTTCAGATGAAATTTTATTAAACGAAAGAGCATCTTCCTTAGTAAAAAATGGATATTCTGAATTCACAGCTTCTCAGGTTGCTGAAAAAATATTTTTAAATAAAATTCATCCTATTTCAAAAAAGAAATTAATTACTCGGGAAGAATCTGTTGGTTTAATTACTCAAGTTTTTCCATCAGTGAGCGCATTTAAAGCAATAAATATGATGTGTAGTGAAGCACAGTCGTCAAAGAATTCATCTTCAAATTTTGTATTTTTTGAAACATCTCAAGGATATCATTTTACAACAATAGAAAATTTATTTTCACAAAAACCAAAAATATCTTACTATTATAACATAGTTCTCAATGATGAAAAAGAAGAAATTAAAAATTATCAAAGAATCTTATCAATTACTCACGTAGAAGATTCAAATATTTTAAGTTCTTCACTAAATGGTAAATTTGCTAATAGAGTTTTATATTTAGATCCGATTGCAAAAAAAATGAAAATATCGTCATATACATATAGTAAAGATTTCGATAAGACGAAACATTTATCTAACGACTTCCCTTTACTGGGAGTGCAACAGATATTAAAATATACAGGAGAAAATTCAGAAACAGTAGAAAATTTTATTTCTACGAATTCGATATCAGCGCAGTCGGAATATATTTCAGCTGCAGATCCCGCATATAAAAATACATTTATAAGAAAACAAGAATTTTATGCAAAAGAAATTGCTACAATCGGTCAAATAAAACATCAAATTATAAATATAGTTGTTCCTGGAAATACTTCTCTAAATGCTGGAGATATAATTAATTTACAATTTCCAATAGCTTCGCAAGCTACCGGCACAAGAAAAGACTCTGATAAATTTGCTGGTGGTTCGTATTTAGTAACATCTCTATGTCATAAAATTATAACAACTGGTGAAATTGTTACTATGTTAGAGTGTATGAAAGATAGTTATCAAAAACCAGCTACGTATGAGGTGCTATAGATGAATCAAAAAGATTGGATGGGAAAAAATGGATTCATTTGGTTCACAGGAATAATTCAAGATATTGATGATCCATTAAATTGTGGTCGCGCTCGCGTGCGATGTTTCGGTTGGCATTCCTCAGATTTTAATGAATTACCGGTTTCTGCTTTACCTTGGGCGCAAGTAATGATGCCTGTCACTTCTGCATCTACTAGTAGTGTTGGTAGATCGGGAACAGGATTGCTTAAAGGGTCTTTTGTTATTGGATTTTTTATGGATGGAGATCTGGCAATGCAACCAATTATCATGGGGTCTTTGCATGGAATTCCAGAGCTCGAAACAAACGCTTTTTCCGATCCAGACGGTGTATATCCTACTGATCCAGGATATCCAGATACACCTAATTTAGCATATGATGAATTTATTAATGATAAAATAACAAAAGATAAAGAAGCTAATAGGATTAAAGATGTTCCAACAGCATCAGGAACGAAATGGAGTGAACCATTACCAAGAAATGGAAAAGATCCAATATATCCTATGAATCATGTTACTCAAACTCAATCTGGTCATGCGATCGAAATTGATGACACTATAGAAAATGAAAGAATTCATATCTATCACAGAACTGGAACTTTTTGTGAGGTACAGGATACGGGTGATAGAGTAACAAAAATTATCGGTGATGATTATGAGATATGCGTTAAAGATAAGAATATTTTAATAACTGGAGTATGTAATGTTACAATTAAAGGCGATACTCGACTATTAATAGAAGGTAATCTTACACAAAAAGTTCTTAAAGATTATAATCTTACAGTGGATGGTGATATGAATATAGCAGTTGGTAAAAATTTCCAAGTCGATGCTGTTAGAATAGATTTGAATTAACAATGAATACTCAGACGACGGGTGTTTTTAAAATACTGATAGGAAATGAGCTACACACATATACGAATTACGACGAAATTCCAAAAACATTTACGAATCTGATATCGTTTAAATTAGATCATTCGCCCGATCCTCATACTGAAGAAGAACATACAATGATTGAAAAAAAAGCAAATCTGATTCATGAATTGATGGCAAGGGAAACCAATTGATGCCAGCCGCAACAAGAATTGGTGATGCAGATATTACTCACTGTTCCACTCCTCACAGAATAGAAGGGTCACCTACTGTATATGTAAATAGTATTCCTTGGAGTAGACAGGGCGACAAAAATGATGGACATTTACTACCTGGAGCTCCATGTCCAACACATCAAGCACCAATTACTACAGGTTCTACAACTGTATTTGTAAATGGAATGGGTGGTGGAAGAATAGGTGATGCGATAACTGCGTGCACAACAGTTGCGGAAGGATCATCTAATGTATTTGCTGGAGGATAGTATATGGCTTTTACTTTATCGGAAATAGCGATATATAATAATACTTGAATCAAGGTTCGTATAGATTAAACCCTAAAATAGCTAATAAATACTGAATAACTAAGGATAATAATGCAACTCCGTCGATCAGATCAAATCGTTTATAGAGACTTTGATTTAAATATGAGAGCACATCCTGTTACAGGTAAACTCATAATTAGAAAAAATGACGATTCTATAAAACAGGCTCTTAAGAATTTAATCTTAACGAATCTATATGAACGACCATTTCGACCATCTTTTGGATCAAATATTGTTTACACGTTATTTGAAAATTATTCTTCAGAAACAGAATCACTTCTGAAGTCGTATATAGAAACGGCAATTAAAAATTATGAGCCACGGATAGAGTTATTACAAATCGATTTACTTGGTGATCCAGACTCACATAAATTGGATATCAGTATTCTTTTTAGAACAAAAATATTAACTGAACCAACTGAACTTATAATTTCGATAGATAGGATAAGATAATGCCAGCCAATACGACTATTTCTGTAACAGGTTTATCATTTGATACGATTCGCGCAAATCTTCGCGACTTTATCAAAGCTAAATCACAATTTGCAGACTTCGACTATGAAGATTCGGCTATAGGTTCAATTCTGGATCTTCTCGCATACAATACATATTATAATGCGTTCTATGCAAACATGGCTGCAAATGAAAGTTTTCTAGACTCTGCACAGTTGTATGATAGCGTAGTTTCGCACGCAAAAACTCTAGGATATAGACCAGTATCAGCAACTGGCGCAACTGCTAATGTAAGAATATCGTTTACTGATACTGCAACTCTTTCGCAGAGATCTTTAAACATTCTTAAAAATTCAGAATTCACTTCAACTATCAATGGCGTCAGTTATATTTTCGTAACTCCAAAATCTTATACTATTTCCGCTAATAGCACCAATGGATTTAGAGGAAATATTGACATTATCGAAGGAGTTCCATTAACTCATAGATTTCTTTTCAATACTGCGAATACGTCGTTTATTCTTCCTAACGAAAATGTAGATACATCAAGCATCACGATTACAGCTACAGTCGCAAGCAATACACAGTCATTCATTCGTGCACATGATATTTTTACAGTCAATTCTAGCTCTAAAGTTTATTAT